ACAATGAGTTTTCCAAGATGGGATTCACTCGTACCATGTGCAATCCGGTGTCCAATTTGCAGGACGCCACCATTTACCGCATTGTCGCCCGGTATGAGGGCATAGCGGACAAGGATTTTAGAATCTACACAAACTAAAAGGGCTGACAGTGCCGAGTGCCTTTGTGCCAAGTGCCTCCCTAAAAAATTAGGAGGTACTATTTTTATGGCAGGAATCCAACTTAGCACAGCGGGTGTCACCCTGTTGTACGCCGCAGAAGCCACCGCTGGCACTCGCCCGACTACTGGGTACGAAAAAATCTCCGAAATCAAAAGCATTCCTGAGTTGAACCCTGAGCCCGACAACCTGGAAACAACGACCTTGGAAGAGACGGAGTGGAAGACCTATGTCCCAGGCTTGAAGGACATCGGCGGCGCACTGTCTTTTACGGCAAACCTGACCGAGGCATCTATGACCGAGTGGGAGGGCGTTGTCGATGCCTATGATACGGCAGCCGCCGGAAATAAGGCTACTTGGTTCTGTATCGTGATTCCTGGGCTGACCAAGGCACTGTATTTCACGGGTCAGCCCTCCCCGATGGGTATGCCCGCTATGGAGGTCTCTGCTGTTCTGGAAACAACTCTCTACATCACCCCGACCGGTGCGCCTCAGTGGGCAGCAAAGCCTACTGATCTGGAAAGTATGAGTCTGAGATCTTCTACCAAGAAAAACGTTGAGGTTTGAGGAGGAAATACCATATGAGTGATAATGTCGTGAGCATTCAGGATAGAGTGATGCCCGTTCGCGTCATTGACAATAAGACTGGGACGGCGTATGAGCTTGATTTTAACAGAGAGAGCGTTAAGTTTGCTGAGAATCGTGGCTTTAAGGTGGACGAGCTGACAGTGTTTCCGGTGACTAGAATCCCGGAGCTGTTCTACTATGCTTTCCGGAAAAATCACAAGAATGTAGCCCGGTCTCAGACTGATGCCCTGCTGGATGGTATGGGCGGGATGACAAGTGCTCTTCTGGAACGTCTGATTCAGCTCTACAATCAGGCAGCCCTTACCCACCTGATTGCAACTGACGAGGATGCGGCAAAAAACGCAGAGGTGACTGTGGAGCTGTAAATAGCCCACGGTCTTATACGGAACTATTTGAGGCGGAGTGCCCCTACTATCTGTCCATCGGCATGACTTGGGAACAGTATTGGTATGGTGATGTATGGATGGTAGAGGCATACCGCCAAGCTGATAAGCAAAGGCTTGAGCGGGAAAACATGATGCTCTGGCTACAGGGCCTTTATAACTACGAAGCCCTTTGTGACGCATCTCCGATATTCCGGGATTTTGCCAAAAATGGGACAAAACCAGTTCCATACCGAACGGAACCATACCCACTAGGCAAGAAAAAAGATGTACCAACCGAGCAGGAAGTTAAAAACGAGCGTTTGAAAGCCACCCTGTTCTTTAAGAATTGGGCAAGGGCTGCTGAGAAAAAGTTCCGGTAGGCCCTGGTTTGCACCTTGCCAACTTCATATGAGATAGCGGAGATTTTGATTGCCTCCTTCCCCAAGTTGTGGTAAGATTTGGGGGAGGAGGGATGAAATGTGACAAGACGAAAGACAAGAACGGATGCAGATAAAGGCGTCATTGAATTGCTATGTTTCATTTTGTTGCTTATCCCGTTTGGGATATATCAGTTATGCAAGGGAATTGCTTTGATAATATCTGAAATTTCTGGACGGAGGTAGAAAAATGAAAAAGCTAGTTTCTTTTATTTTGGCTGGATTGATGGTTGGTTTGATGATTTCCGGGTGTCAAGGTGAGGATATGGACCAAGAAACCCATGAGTTGCTTGAAGACAATGAATTTACATCTCTTGTCACACAAACTTTTAATAAAATCGGGATAGATATTGGGGAAGAAAACATAAAAATTGAGTCTGACATGGAAAACCATGGTGTGCGAAGCGTGAGCGTAGAGGTTATGTGTGATGACATAGAAATGCGTTTTTCTTGTTTCTATACAAGCGAAACCTGGAGCCCTGTTAGTATTTCAGACGTAGAAACAGACCAATATTATTGGATTACTCCTTCAGCAGAAACATATGAAGATGTGTATGATTGGAAAACCGGAGAGATAATTAGCGAAAAAACAGAGGAATTTCCAGAATTCACAACTCAGAAAAGCCAACAGGCCGACGATTCTAAAGCAGTGTATCAAGATTATCAATCAATTTTGGATGATTATTCAGAAAGAATTAGGGATGCTGTTCCGGAATTGATAGAGGAATACAAAATAGAAGCCGCAAATAACACAGAGGGGCTTCAAGGGCTTGCCACATTAAGTAACGAAAAGATAAGCGAACTGGCCGAAATATCAAATGAGGGAATTTCCAAAATGGCTGAATATTATTATCATGCCGGAAGCGGATCATATGATGAGTATGAAGAATGGGCCGGGAAACTGATGGATGTTTATATGGAAGAAGCTACAAAAATTCAAGACGCATATATGGATTCAGCAATGTAATCAAAGATATAATACCGGGCTTGTAAATCGAAGTCCCCGCTATCTTATATGAGGTGGCGGGGGCTTTTTATATCTTTAGTGCCAAGTGCTTCATTGCCAAGTGCCGTATTTCAGAAGGTGGTAGCATCATGGCCGTTGATATTGATAGTCTGCAAATTGAAATAGAGGCAACTTCGAGTGATGCGGCGGCAAAAATCGACGCATTGGCTACCGCGCTGACTAACCTGAAAACAGCGGCAAAGGGTGGAGCGGGGCTTACTACAGTTTCTAAGCAGATGCAGGCACTTGCAAATGCGGCAAAGCTGATAAATAGCAGCAGCATTAATACAGTAAAGTTAAAGGAAATGACAAGTGCACTTAACGGATTGTCTTCTATCCAGAAGTCCAGCGGCTTGTCCTCCGCAATCAACGCCCTTAAAAAGTTGCCTCAGATTAGCGAGTCCTTAGAAAAAGCAGATTTAGGAAAGTTTGCTGTTCAGATGAATCAGGTGGCGGACGCAATGCGCCCCCTGGCTACGGAGATGCAGAAAGTTTCCAGCGGGTTCTCAGCTTTCCCGATAAGGATTCAGAAGATCATCCAGAGCAATACCGGACTCGCCGCCTCGAACAATAAAGCAGCAAAAAGCTTCGGCGTTCTTGGAACTGGGATTAGTTCCGCACAGGCGAAGTTCGGAATCTATTCAGTGGTATTTCGCCAAATTGCGCGTACTGCATCTGATTGGGTAAAAGAGAGCAATGATTATGTCGAGAATCTGAATCTGTTTACTGTTGCAATGGGCGATGCTGCGGAGAGCGCATTAGAATATGCGGAAGCAGTAAAAGAAGCTGTTGGGATTGACCCGTCTGAATGGATCAGAAACCAGGGCGTCTTTAAGCAAATAACTGGTGGATTTGGAGTCATGGAAGAAAAAGCAAATCTTATGTCAAAAAACCTGACACAGTTAGGTTATGACATTTCTTCCTTCTATAACATTTCCATTGAAGAGGCCATGGAAAAATTGCAATCCGGCATTGCAGGCGAAATTGAGCCACTGCGACGCTTGGGCTATGCAATTGACGTAGCTACCCTGCAAGAAGTGGCATACGCACATGGAATTGAGCAGAGTGTAAATACGATGAACCAAGCGCAAAAATCCCAGCTTCGTTATTTAGCGATTATGGAGCAGAGTGGGAACGTAATGGGGGATATGGCCCGGACGGTGCAGACCCCGGCTAATGCTTTGCGCATTCTAAATCAACAAATAAATCAGTTAACCAGAGCCTTAGGGAATTTATTGATTCCATTTTTACAGCAGATTATTCCGTATGTTCAGGCATTTGTGGAAGTCATTACTGATGCGATACAGGCATTGGCGCTTCTGGTTGGATTTGAATTGCCTGAGATTGATTATTCCGGGCTGGATGGTGTGACATCTGGTGCCACAGATGCGGAAGATGCCATTGAAGGGGCTACTGGAGCGGCCAAAGAAATGAAAAAGGCGTTGCTCGGGATTGATGAATTGACCATTCTGGAGCCGACTGCTTCTGGAGGCGGTGGTGGATCTGGTGGCGGAATTGGAGGCGATTTGGGTCTCGACCTTCCCGAGTATGACTTCTTAGCCGGGTTGGAAGAACAGGCATCTAAGATAAAAGAGCAGATGGAATCTATTTTGGGGCCAATCCTTTCTATTGGAGCTGGATTTGCTGCATGGAAAATTACTCCTAAAGTATTGAATTGGTTTAAGGATCTTAAGAATGGAAAGTTTAGCAAGATCGATAAACTCGCAGCGGGTATCGGGCTTGTAATTACGGGATTTACGCTTGAATGGCAAGGCGGATACGACATTGGTTACAATGGGCTGAACCTTGAGAACGCCATAAAAACAGCTATCGGAGCCGGACTAGGAATCGCTGGATCGCTCCTTATCTTTGGGACTGGGCCTCTTGGGTGGACAATTGGTATCGTAGCCGCGTTATCTGTTGCCATTGCAAGTATTACCATAGGGTATAACCGGAGACAAATAGATGACGAGATAAAAGAGCGGTTTGGAGAAATTGAACTGACAGTGGAAGAAGCCAAAGAACTGGCAGAAAGGATTATGTCATCTCCGCTTTCTATCCAACTGGACATGTACGTGGAGGCAAAGACTGGTGCAAAAGAAGCAATCGAAAAGTATCTTGCATCTTCCGAAGAGTTTTCTTATCTGATTTGGAAGGTATCCGTTGGCTTTGAAGTAGATGATGCTGAATTGAGCAACAGTATTGATTCTATGATCGCTGACGCACAATCCTTCTTAAATGCACAGAGAGAAACGTATGCGCTTGCTGTCAACATCGGCTTTAGTGATGAAGGAATCAAAACTGAAATGGCGGCATTCGTAAACACGTATTTTTCTGAATCCTCCAGCGAAATGCAGCGTCTTGGGACGGAATTAAAGCAAACGATGCTAGATGCACTTGCCGATGGAGTCATTGATGAACAGGAAATGAAGACGATCAATGATTTGCAGTCTGAGGTAAACCAGATGCTTTCTATGGTTGCTGACGCTGAGTATAGAGCAAAGCTCAACAATGCAGTATATGAGCTTGGTGGAGACTTATCATATGAGAGTGTAAAGGACGTCAGTGAGAAATTGGGCAATATAGCGCAAGAGCAGCTTGATAGTTTAAAACAGACACATTTGGACGCACTGGCGGTTATCGAGCTAAAATATCAAACTGATGGTAATTATGAAGGATATACTGCGGCAATAGAAAACGAAATGCAGACTTATTTTGCAAATCAAGCACAGGTATCTGCAACCGCTTTTGAGCCTCTCATTGGAAAATTTAATGCGGCATTTTCTGACGCGCTTACAGAGGCGCAACCTGCGTTTGATCGGCCGGTAGAAGACCTCCTTGACAGGACGTTCCATCAATTCACTACCGATGAAACCGGAGTGCTTGTCGGAGATAGTATAAGCGATTTTATGAGGAGCGTTGACCAACAATGGAAACTTGGGTTCCAAACGCTTGATATTACTCCAGAAGTGAGAGCTGCTTTGTCTGAAACGCTTGCCGCGTTGGAGCCTAGAGCAGAACAACTCCAAAAGATCGCTGATGATTCTAGAGCCGCAGGTATTGCTGTCCCGCAGTATGTTTCTGAGGGCCTGCATGACTACAACATGCTTGCAGCCATTTCCGGTGATATGGATGCTATCAACTATTTGCTTGGAGAAAAACTGTCTACAGACCCCAATTTCCTACAGGCACTTCAAACTGCGACAGATGCTGGCATGAACATCAATGAGGCTGTTGCAAATGGATTGTTAGACAATCTCGAAGTGAAAGAAAACGCTGATGGAACAATTTCGTTGATTAACGATACAATCGGCGAAAAAGTTCTAGAGGTTACACCAGCGTTAAAAGAAACCTTAAAAACTCTCGGTATAAATATGAGCAATGGGCTCATTGAGGGAGTTGAATCAAAGGACACAGAAGTATTTAACTCTGCAAATGGGATAGGTAAGCAGGTCGGGAACGGAATTGCGGATGGACTTGATGATAGCACACGGGCAGTTAAGAACGCGGCAGATAGGCTTGTTGATATTGCACTATCGGCAACAAAGACCGCAGCAAAAATTCATTCACCATCTCGCTTGTTCCGTGATGAAGTTGGATTGAATATTGGCCTAGGTATTTCCGAAGGAATCGGTAATAGTAGAGATGCTATACTTTCGGAAATTGAACTTACAAATCAGCGTATGGTGAGTGCTTTTTCAACTGGTTCGATTGGTAGTCTCTCTAGATCTTTTTCTGTGGAAGAAGTAAAGAGCATAAATACACATACATCTGGAACCGTTACAGTAACAGACGGAAGAGAAGGCCAGCGGGAGATAAATCAAGAAATGATAAGCACATTGTTTGCCATAAGCCAGCAAATCATTTCCGCAATTGAAGAGAACAGCGGAGACGTTTATCTGGATGGGGATAAGGTCGGAGAACGAGTAACGGAATACCAAAATAGGAAGAATCGCATTTTTGGCAGATAAATTTTAAATTGGAAGAAAGGGTGACAATATTGGTTCTTGAAATTGATGGGTTTAATATTGTCCCTTACATTTCATTTGGAGGAGTTAAGTGGCAACGGTCTGACGTGGACGGGGAGGGAGCTGGTCGTACTTTGGATGGCAAGCTCAGAAGGAATCGGGTGGCAACAAAGCGGCGGCTGGATATTACCTGCCGTCCGCTCAATGCCGCCGAAACAAGTAAAGTCTTAACGGCAATTATGCCGGAATGGGTATCGGTTCGATATACAGATCCTCAAACAAACAGCATTGCAACAAGAAAAATGTATTCCAATAACAACCCGGCTACGTTTCAAATGAAGCAGAGGAACGGAGATGAACTATGGGGAGGGATCACATTCCCACTGATTGAGGAGTAATATATGCCATACGAGTATCAAGTAGAAATTGGCGGAATAATGTACGGAATGGATAGCATTAAAAGCGCAAATATAAAGCAGCCGTTATTCGAGTATTTTGGAGCGGGGAATGCAATGCCTGCTGAGTTCCACATTACATTTATTCCTAAAGAGGAACCTCCCAGAATGGCAAAAATTGTACCATTCTGTAGAGAAGAAGGAGAAAAAGATTGGCATAAGCTAGGTATATTTTTTGTTGATGTAAGGAGTGAAGATAGACAGTGGAAAAATCTCATTGCCTATGACTCCATGCTGAAAACCGAACAAACTTACTTGATTAGTGAAGATGTGGGTGAATGGCCAAGGGGGATGAAAGCGCTTGTTGCGGATATAGCAAGCCGTATAGATGTAGAAGTTGATAGTAGAACAGTTATCAATGAAAGTTATGTGGTTGAATATCCAAACGATTATACAATGCGAGAAATTTTATGCCATATAGCAGCGGCCCATGCAGGGAATTGGATTATTACGGCGGACGGGAAATTGTTGCTGGTTCCGCTTTTTACTGCAATGCCTCCAGAGACATATTACTTAATAGAAGACAGCGGAAGTGCCATAGTGTTTGGAGAGGATAGAATTGTGGTATGAATAACAAGTATTATGTAGGCCAAAAAGCATCTTCTTTTTTAAAATATGAAAAAACTCCT